CCAGCTATCTGTCTGCTTGCAAATGTACAGATACAAGAGTTCGCAAGTAACGTATTATATGCAAGCAGACAGATAGCTGGTGGATTTTCATCAGGACTTAAAGATGCACAAAGCTTGTTTGAATCATCGGCACAGATTGCAACTGCTGCTAAAACAGGCAACGCATCGATGATATCTGGAGTGCTCACATCAGTATCTGCTATTGTAGGTGCAATTGCTCCTGACTTATCATCTAATATTGTAGAATCAGTAGTTAAAGCAGCCACAGGAGGAAATTCATCTGATATAGTAGCTCTTCGTTCGCTTGCAGGCATAAATGCATCTAACACTGAGTTCCTCAAAGCACTGGCTACAAATCCGCAAGAAGTATTCTCCACAATGTTTACTAACTTAGCGAAGATGCAGAACATGTTTAACGACAACTTCATGGAAGTTGCCGAGGGACTTGCTGATGTATTCGGAATATCAATGGATGCATTTGCAAGAGTAGATTTCAACTATCTTGCTCAAGCAATATCTCAGATGAATGTTAACAATGCGTCATTAGATGAGAATATGCAGTTATTAGTATCAGGCCAAACTACTACAACTGCAGAACAGCTTAAGAGGCAGCAAATAGACGCATATATGTTAGAAGAGGGGCTTGCTTATGTATTAGATAATGCAGCTGCAAGAGCTATTCAGGAGCATATGTGGCAGGAGCAGATTGCTCGTGAGTTGCAAGAATCATCTTATTCAGTAGAGTTACAAGGTAGTGCGTTAGACTTCTTAGAAGGCATAAGCCAGACTGTACAGAACATCATAGATTTCTTAAATCCATTCAGCTGGTTCAAGAAGTTAGGAAATTTAATAGCTACTAAAGAAGAAGCTGATGCACAAAAAGCCGATTTGACTCAGTTCTTAGAGTTAGGTAAAGTAGGACAAGGTAATGCAAAGGCATTCATGAACCTTCTTACAACTAACAAAGATTTGAAACTAACTGATTCTCTTGTCAATTTGATGGGAGGGCATTCGGCTTACGCACAAGCAAAAGCAAACACGCAGCGATGGAATCAATTAGCTAACCCTATAACAAGCTTCAGTTCTATTAACAATAGATTGAGCTCTAGTTGGGTTTCACTTATTGAAAGTGCTGCTAAGTCTGCCAATGCGGTGCCTACTAGTTCATTGAGCACTAATTCTAAATACGGATGGAACACTGCAGTAAGCAAGAGTGTAGCAAATGCACTTGCAACTGCTCCTCAAGGTTCTGCTGTTGCATCTACTGTACAAGCTGCTACAACAGCTGCATCTAGTGCAACAAAAGCAAACAGTAGATTCCAAGAGTTCTTAGATAGTATGGACAAATATGTTCAGGACCAAAAGAGTTACGACGATTGGAAAGCATCTGCATCTAAATATGGAATCAAAGATTTTGAACAGGCACTTGAAGATTTCGGGCAGACTGAAGCTCAGCTGAAGGGCGCGTTCCAATCACAGGAAGCAGGAGAAGCAGCTAAGCAAGAGCACGAGAGAGATCTCAAGGAAGAAGATTTCTGGAAAGCTGGCACAGCATTCTGGCTAGTTAAACATCCTGATTGGGAAGAGAAAGTGTTACAGAAGCACGCAGATCTGTACAATTACTTAGCCGATGATCAGCTTGATCAATTAACACAGCAGACACTCATGTTAACTTACATAAATAGCACGACAAAGAAGCTATATGATTCATGGGTTGATTACTTTGTCAACCATACAGCTTACTCTAAAGCTACATTGAATGCACATCGAGTAAAAGAGATACAGAATGCTGAGAAGGATGGATATGGTGATAGCATACAAGCACTTGCACAAGCATTGACATCAAATGCAGTAGATTTGAAAGACCCTGCAGTTCAGACCAATGCATTACTTGCAAAGATTTTGATAGTAGCTGAGCAGCTATTACAGCAGAACGCATCTTCCTCTGGCGGAAGCGTATCGTCTATATCTACTACATTAGCTGCACTCGGACTAGGCATAACTACATAAACAGAAATAATGTTGTATCACCTTGTATATATTATAGCAATGTAGATACAACATTATTTATATACTATTATCATATCAACAGGAGGAAAATAGCACATGAATTTCGTAACATTTCCTGTAGCAGGTACTAACATATTCCCGCTTAGTAATTCAAAGGCCGGAGGTCAGCTTGCTACAGAATTTAATTTAAGAAGTAGAGAGATGGTTGCAACACCTGCAGCAATTAAGTATGAAATCGGACCTTCATTTGTACATAGTGCCGAAGACTTTGAAGTTAGAGTGCAGCAAGACAGCACAGGTGCTCCTATAAGTACCTCTACCGTAGAGATTCTTCCAGGTGCAGCTGTAATCAATGGACATTTCGTTCAGACTCATGTACCTATGATTGTAGACTTACTAGAAGCAAATGCTAAGCTGAAATCTAAGCAGCAAGCTCCGCTCAAAGGAGAATTAGAAGTAGGTATTCGTATATTCTACAGCACTTCTCAAACAATGGCAGGAGCAATGCTTGTAGAGAATGAGAATGACATGTATCAGGGTGTGCAGGTAGTAATATTACCTAAAGGAGAAATGATACTCCCTATTGAGTCGCCTACAGATATAAACAAAGTAAATGCACATATTCGTCTTGCTACACTCACATTCTTAAATGGAGAGATAACAAGTGTCAATGATTTAGGCATAAAGAAGTGTAGATACATTCCTGCAGAAAGATTAGATAATATAGATAGTCTGTTATCAGATAACTACATTACAAAGTCAGGACTTAATCCAAAAAGATTATATACATTCTCAGGCAAAGGAACAGATCCAGAAACAGGATATGACACATGGTGTGATTCTACAGATAGTTTAATGGTCTGGGACAAGAATCCTGTAAGAACAACTGATAAGGTAGATGTAGACGAAGCAGCATTCGGTGTTAATGATTCAGGTAGGACAGTATTAGCTGTGCCTCACAAGCAGATAGACGGAATGACCGACAGTAAGGGAAATCCAGAGTACTATGCTCCTAAGGTATTAGAGTTACCTGTAGCTGATTACAACTCTAATACATCTGGTACTGTCGATAAAGCATACACTTCTCACATAAAAGATATAGCACAGAAGTTGAATCAATTTCACCAGATAGTGAAGGGCAAACAGGTCTTATATTTGGAGACAAAAGACGCAGACACTGTACTACCTCAAATCAATCCAGCCTGGTCAGTAGGCGATTATATCCTTGTAGGAACTGATCATACAGCAGACATCGAAACAGACGGTGTGCGAGCTCCTTCTACAATGTATGTAGTAGTACCTGGCATCATTAAGTCCATTAAGTACAAAGCTAAGGTAGATGATTCAGATGCTGTGCCTTCTGGATTAACAGGAGCGCAGCTCGGCTCCGTTACATTAGATGCAGCTAATCGTGACACTACTCCAAGTACTTCTGCTGATGCTACTACATATCCTACATTCTATAGTGAAGAGGATAACGTTAGAGGAGTGGTAGGGCAAGATTACTTTGTAGCAACTTATATAAATGGCGACAAGTACACTAAGTACTATTATGTAGTAGATAGTGCAGGTAGCAGGTCATACTCTTCATACATTCCGCTAACAGGAGAGATACCTCTTGCACAAGAGAATGTGATTGGAGGATTTTACAATGTATCGACTGAATATCTTGATAGTGGCTATGTTTACTTAGATGAAACAGGTCACTTGAGATTAGTTGATTACGCACTACTTCGTTCAGGAACTCTTGCATATCAATTAGGGCAGAACTGGGAGTCAAGTACTAACATAACTACTGCTGAGCTACAGTCTGAGTTAGATGAATATGTCAATCAAAGAATTGCGTTCCCTAACAACATTCAGCTTCAGTCATCAGAAACTCCTAATGTTATTGATATATACATCAATTTATGCAAGGAAGAATCACCTGCTACACTTAACATATATGATATAGATTCTAGATTCAACACATCAGTATGCTTACACATTCAAGGAGAAGCTGATAGTAACACTACAATCAACATATTTGATTGTGAGAAAGTTAGAATTGATAACAACATATCAGGAAGCCCTGTCATAAATGTATATAGAACATCGTTATATTATGATGCAGCTATTATCAATTATGTTAGAACATGTATTAGACCTAACACAACATTCAAAGGCTTCCAAGATTTGAAGTTGTGGTACGCAATGTTTGATGAGAGCGATGCAAACTTACTTGTAGACAACATGACAGTAAGTGAACTTGATGCTCCTATCATTTCAACAGAGATAGACTTCTGGAATCAGAATACATTGAATGATAATCATTACAGATGTGCATTGCACAGTATTACTTTCTCCGGAAGTGGTGAAATAGTAAGATGTGAAATACTTGTTTCTAATCAATCTACAAACAACATAGAGCCAGGACACAAGATAGTAACAAGTAAGTTCGACTTGCCTCAAGGCTCTGGATTGACTTATCCGATATCTAGTATGACGAAGCGATTGAAGATAACAGGTACATTTGTATCAGCATATCCAGCAGATGGAAATCAAATTGTATGCGATACTCATTTTACAGCGTTAACTAACTTGTATGATGAGTACGGAGTAAGTGCAAGCAATTCAGGTTCTATTGCATTCCATTCTGAAGTAACTCTTATTCCGTCTAGTATAGATACAACTATAGAGGAATGGGCACCTGATACATATCACATGTTCCAAGGAGGTGCTATCAGCTAATGTTAGTTCACAACATCATCAAGATAAATTATGTGAGAGAAGGATATTTACCTAATTATCCTTATCATCTTATATCTGATAAAGAGATGTTCAATGCATTCATAAATAATACCGATGAATGTTATTTCAAGACACATTATCCTTGTATACATGAGTCACTCAAAGCAGAGTATGATGAGTTAATAAACGCAATACAATATCACATCGATAAGTATATTGCTTCTTCTGGTGATGTTAAACTACCCGATTGGGTGTACTCTTACATGATGGGAGAAGTAGTATCATCTGAATCTTCTACACAGGAGCGTCACGAGATGCTAGTGTTGATGAATTTAGACAACTTAACTGATGAAATGACTAAAGAAGTGTGGGAGTCCTGTTTAGAAATAAGCAATGCTTGGGTCAGAAAGCTTCCACCTTCTAAGAATGATCATAGGCCACCGACAATGTTCGGAGAGCCTCATGTTATAAAATCACTTAGACTATTGAGTGTAAATGTATTAGAATAGGAGGTCAATCATAATGCAGTTCTTAAACATAACAGAGAACACAACATTATCTCAGCTTGCAGATATCGTAGGAGACAGAAATGTAGAGTCGATACTAGCTGCAAATAATTTAAAGAGAACTCCTAACATTGGAAAAGCATTCACTACTGCATGTAATAAGGCGATATCAGATAGTGCTAATGTAGATTGGCAGCGTCAGATGACTTTACTCAATACACTGACGGGAGATTCAGATGTATTTGAAACTGCTTCTCTCCTTAATCAGTCAGGGTGGAAGTTGTTATCTACTTCGGGAACATTACCTAATATGTTGAAGATACCTGAATCTATTAAACTTGCAGATTCAGTCAGTGTATTGGGCAACGGTGTAGGAATAAGTAATGTGGTATATACAAATGCAATGAAATCATTGAAGAATCCACCTCATTACATAGATCCGTCAATATTTAATGAATTCAGCACAAGCAAGAATTCTCAGATACTTGACTACAATGGCGTAGCCTCTTCCGACCCTTTCCAATGGTTCAACATTCCTTGGGGTGATATTACATTGTATTCTTCTCTTGGAGGAGATTCAAAAGATTTCCCAGTGTACCCAGAGGAAGTATCAGATAGCAGATCCGCTTCATATACTACTATGCCTGATTTACTTTATCAATACGAACCTTGGCAAGTATATCAACGTTCAGGGCCTAGATCAAATAGCTACACATTTAAGTTTCATCGTGATATGTGGTCAGGAGATCACAGAGACGGCAAAGCAAACGAGCTCATTAGATTCTGTGAAGCTAATTGTTACCCAGACTACAATGGTTCAGCTGTTAATACATCTACTGTAACTCTTTACATCGGAGGACAATCGCTCATAACGGGAGTACTTACAGATGTTACTACACGATGGTCAGGACCTATTGGATTAGATAAGTGGTATCTTGAATGTGAGTTAGAATTGTCTATCACAGAAGTATCTGAAACACCATTGAATTATACATCAGTTAGAAACAAAGGATTGATTGGATAGGAGGAGTAATAAGAAGTATGAAAGTTCAGAATACGCTAACGCCTTATAAAGAAGTTGAGCATACAGGTATTCAATACTGTACTTGTCGTGATTACAATCATATATCTCGACACAGAGGGCTTCGTCAATTAGTTCACGGTCCTGAAAGCACTAGTAGATTTGTAGCTCTAGAGACTAACAATCCATTCAGAACAAATACAGAAGTAGTATATCATGATGTAAAGTCGTATGAAGAGAATCGACTAGATATTATAGCCCATAACTATTTAGGCTCAGCAACATATGCCTGGGTCATAGCTTACTTCAATGAGATAGAAGATGGATTTACTGTACGAGAAGGACAGCGACTTGCAATACCTAAGAGCATATCCTCGCTTTTCAACAAGGGCGAAGTACTTGCTCCAGTATCTGCTCTTACATTAAACTTAGGAGAGGAATAATGGTAACATGGTCTATATATTAGGAGGTAAGATGAACATGAAAAGAGTAATAAAGCGTAATCCAAGATACAAAGAGTATTTAGAATACATAGATAAGCATAGAATAGGAGTTATGCGAGCATGGGATGAAATCCTCAGACCTTACTTAGAAGAAAATCATCCTGTTAATTTATCTAAGATAGATAAGGCAATAAGTGAGCATGATATATCTAAGTACGATGCAGAAGAATTCAACGCATATTGTAATTACTTCTATCCATCGGAAGGTTTCGACAAAGACGAAGCTGAATTCGACTTAGCTTGGTTATATCATCAGCATAAGAATCCTCACCACCCTCAGTACTGGGTGCTAGTAAGAGATTCAGGAGAGATAGTAGCTCTAGATATGCCATTCGAGTATGTGTGCGAAATGTTATGCGATTGGCATAGCTTCAGTTTACGTGACCCTAAATCGACAGCATATAAATGGTGGAATGATAACAAAGAAAAGATGACACTGTCTGAGAATACTATCAAGACAATAGATACACTGATTGATGTATTCAAAGAACCGCTAGAGCAATTAGATGCAGACGAGGATGAGGAATAATGAAAGTAACAGTAATGTAGGAGGTAACAGTAATGAAAAAGCAACCATGGTGTAACATAATGCTTGCAGGTATATCCTTAACTGACTTTGGACTGACATTACCTTCTCCGTTTGCGTCATTAGAACTAGCTAACTCAGAAATATCTAGTTTCACAAGTTGGACACTTAATGTTACTGTAGGTGGAGATGCTTCAAAGAAGATGAATGTCGCCGCATTTGAAGCACTGCTGTATAGTGCTGCACAGTCTGCTAGTAGCTATTCTAACTCAAGCGGTATTCCTGTCTCTTTCATGTTCGGCTGGATGAATCAAGATGGTACAATATCTGAGTATACATCTTACCAAGGCTTCACACTGAAATTTGAAGTCAGCACAACTGGATTATTTATGAACTACAAGATAACAGGATATGCATCATTAGCATTACAGAGTAGTATGCCAGTGCTTAGAATACCTGCATTGAGTGGATTTGTTCAGCCTTCGGCAGTGGTAGAAGGATTAGCTAAAGCAGTAAAAGCTACAACATACTATAATTTAGATATTGACCATAATGATGCACCTACATTAGTAAGTCACGGTGCAATGACTACTAGTTTTATATCATATGTAAGAGGCACATATAACGGACAAGACGATTATGATAACTTCCCAGGACTGTTGAAGTTGTCTAAATCATATAGTGCTTCTAGAGATGCCGCAGGATTGAAACGAGGCGTCAAGAAACTCAGTCAGGTGCTCAACAATACAATCGTTAGCCCTGTAGGTAAATTCTTAAAGAAAAGCTTTACAGATAACACACCTCAGTGTTCTGCATTTTCCTTCTGGGTAGATGAGCCTACAATGACTCAGCCAGGCACTATTCATTACAAGAGTAACGCAGGGCTGTTGACTTCACATAATGCAGATACGTTAGAGTATGGAACTGCAAATACTAATATATTGAGTATAACAGGTTCATACAACGGCGTAGCCTACAACATGACAGATATGAACTTCGGATCGTTAGGATTTTCAGTAGATGGAAGCGGTAATACTATTGTACAAGGATATGAAGTTGTAAACTCATGGAGCTCATCATTAGCAGATGTATTCCAGACAGCTAACATCATAAATGACATAAATGCTCTTGCATCTCAATTCAGTGGAGACTTTACAATAACTGTTCCAGGAACTGCTAAACAATACTCTCTAGCACAGCCTGTGTCATTGATTGTAATGTCTGGCAACACCTTATCTCCTATCTCGGGAATATATAACATAGTATCTGTTTCACACGAGATATCTTCTACATTTATCACTACACTGAAAGTTCAACGACTTGTCATGAGTGCAGCAAATGAAGTAGCATCTTCTCAAGGAATATTTATATCAGGAACAGGTAACTATTCACCTAGTTCATATTCGCCTACTAAGAACATAATATCTCCGGGAAAAGTAGATTTTGGAACCCTTTATCCAACCTATGAAGATATAGGTACTGCAGTGTAACTTAACTGCATAGAGTAGAATGAGGTGATGATGAGATGAGTTTAATATCAGTACTATTAGGAAGAAATGTACCAAATGCAGATAAACTAGTGATTAAGAAGTGGCCTGAATGTTTAGGAATAGACATTGAAGCCACTTCAGTGTATAACATTCACAAAGGTGTAGTTGTATATGTAGGACAATCTACAGACGGTAAATATGTTGTAAATGTTCAATTAGACGCAACTAGAATAGTTAGGTACTGTAATCTTAAAACAGAATATGTATCACCTAATCAAGCAATCTTAGAAGGGGTCAAGATAGGTGAAGCTGATAAGTATGTGAGAGTAGAATATTGTGCAAGCTCGCTGCCTACAGATGATAAGACACAATGTATAAGAGTGGGTGCTTCTCCATACTATAAGTACAATCCATACAATCTGTTATGTGGAAATGGTAAGATTGAAATAACAGGTGTATGTGCTTATGATAGAGCGCAGAGCGGATTAGCTTATGACCCTACTCAGTTGATAAACCATGAAAGCATAACTCCGTACATAGCTACTATACATAAATCCGTCAATAGCGTAGATGTAGCTAAGCTCAAGTCCCAAGGCGTTGTAGGGCTAATGTTATACGGCGGAGGATTATACGATGAAGTACACATAGAGAAAGACAGGTACACTAATTCTAATTTGAAGTCATTGGTCTTACAATGTATTAAACATAGTATGCCTTATGGAATATACGTGGATGTTAGAGCTAGGAGCATCGAAGAAGCAAAACTAGAATGTAAGCAGCTTCAGCTTGTTATTTCTAAGTACATTCCTATATTGGGCGTATGGCTTAACATACAGTTAACTAAGCCTACAAGCATAAATGATAAGATACTTGATATCTATCGTGATCAACTAACGAGATGGGGGTTATCTGAAAGGTTTGGAATATACGCCAGCAAGTCCCAACTGTCTAAGATAACATGGAGTAAACACCAGAAGAGCTTTTATCTCTGGTTAGTTAATCATGTAGGTAGAATAGATTCAATAGATAGTTTACTTACTCCAGAATTCTTCAAGCTATAAGGAGGTAATATTTAATGGCACAGTCAGTACTCATCGGGGGAGCTAGAATAGATGAAAATGGAAACATAAGCGGAGGTAGCCCAGGTGATCAGACAGGCAAGGAAGTAGCTACAGGAAACTATTATGTACATAAACTTGGTTGGTACGTGTTGCGACCTAAGACTGAAGCAATAGCTGCATTGATTGCTCAGAACATGTTTAACGCATGTAATAATCCTAACATTGGATACAGCCAATCTAAGAGAGGCACACTTCTGTCAACTTCTAAGCCTAACGGATATGATTGCTCTAAAGTAACAACTAAATGTGACTGTGACTGTTCTTCTCTTGTTCGAGTATGCATATTGTTTGCAGGTGTAGATGTAGGGACATTTTCTACATACGATGAAAAGAATGTCATCTTAGCTACTGGATGTTTTACTTTGCTTGATAATGATATGTATTGCAAATCTAGCGATTATTTATGCAAGGGAGATATACTTGTAACTAGAAGTAAAGGACATACAGAAGTAGTATTAACTAATGGAAGCAAGGCCGATAGTAATTATGCACAAGGGAATGAGTATTCTGATCAGTCATATAGCACTGCCGAAATGCTCAATACATTAGGTGCGTTATATGATGTAGAAGTCACTCGAGAAGATGCAGTGATGCGAGAAGTAGGTTACTTTAACACAAGCTACCAACCTTCTATACAATCATCTAAGATCACACTATCTGTGATTAACTACACTAACATGTTAGGAGAATTATTCTCTATGTACATTCCGCAGAACATATTGAGTATGCATTCTAATGTGCATGTTAATTTCGACAATGTCGAGGGTGTAGTTGCAAAAGCTCTATTAAGAGGGCTTGTAGAAGCTAATCTAAATGCTGCTGCTAGTTGCGGAGTTGTAGCTAATATGTTCTGCGAATCGGGACTCAGCACTACATATTCATCAACAAGTAAGTGTGGAATATGTGGATGGACGGGAGAGCGTCGAATACAGATGCAAACATTGGTAGGAGTCGATTGGTCTACTGATTTGACCGGTCAATTAGCTTTCATGATATTAGAAATGAAACAGAAGTACATACATGTAGTCGATAAACTTAAGGCAGTACCCGAAACTAGAGAAGGTGCAATACAAGCTGCACAAATATTTATGGAGTACATCGGGACAACTTCTGATACCAATTCTCGTATTACGCAAGCTGAGAAGTATTGGTCTCAGTTAGTGATACAACAAATTTAAGTAGGTGATAATTATTTATGATAACATTTGGATATGTTAAACAATATAAGTATACTAATGACGGCACATTGATGATACAGGTCAGAATTCCGTCAATACACGGTCCATATAAGTTGTCTGACTATCAAGGAAAGACTGTTAGGAACTATACACAAGATAAGGACTTGCCTTTTTATCCGTCTATATTGCTACCTCATCTTCCTTTAGATGGTGAAGTAGTTGCAATATCTGCATTAGACAGAAGTAACAGTGAGTTCATTGTAATAGGTTTAACAGGAGGAAGTTATCAGTCAGGCACACAGAGTTTAAGTTAGTTTACATGAAATCGTTATAGTATAGGAGGGACAAGAAATGGCAACTAACTCGATTTCATTTCCAAGAATGTTTGATGTTTCTCGAAACAATACATCAGTCGCACAAGATAATCAGTCTATTGTAAATAGAGTTAGATTGCTCATACTAACTGAGCCTACTGAGCTCTATAACAATCCAGGTTTCGGAGTAGGGCTGAAACGTCATCTTTGGAAATATAATACAGATAATGAGAAAGCGATATTTAAGAAACGTCTAATAGAGCAGCTACGCTTGCATGAGCCTTGTGTAGACGCAGATAAGACAACTGTAACTGACGGATTGCTTTTTACAGGCTCCGGAGATAATACATCTGCACAAGAATACAACAAGATGAAATTAACAGTAACTGTTTTTACTATATTTGGAGATACGTTGGAGGTAAATTTAGATGAGTGATCAAAGTAGAGGTATGATAAAATACACATCTAGAGATTATGATGCTATTATGGCAGAATTCTGGGAACTTGTACCTAAGCTAACAGAATTATGGAAGCCTGAAGCTGATTCAGATCCTGGTGTAGTTCTAGGTAAGTTCTTAGCATCTGCTGCAGATATGCTTGGTGTCAATGTAGATTGGTTAGCGAATGAGATATTTGCACCGTCTGTAACACAGAGAAAGAATGCTGAGAAGCTGTTCGGTCTTATTGGATATGAGCTTGGTTGGTACACTGCAGCAAGGACAGAAGTTACATTCACAAATAATTCTGGAAGCGATCTCCTAGTCGATTTTGGATTCAATGGTAGCAACTTCTGTACACTCAATGCTTATACAGACATAACAGGACAGTCTAGAGTAATTACATACAATGTATTACCAATGACTAACAAGTACGGAGTATCAGAAACTCGTAGTTTACGAGAGACAGTTGCTACTGATGTTAACATATTTGCAGATACTGATTCTGTTGCACTTGCAGCAGGCGAGTCTGTTACTAGAGTAGCTATTGAAGGAGAGCTACGCAGCTATACAGTATCTGTTGCCGATGTTAAAGCTAACAATTATATCATAAGCTTGCCTTCGCAGCATCTTGATACTACAGCTGTTTGGGTCAAGGCAAAAACATCTCAGTCTTCGGATTCATTCTTAGAAACTCAATGGCTTCAGTGTGCTAATACAGCAGAATTTATTACTCCAGAACCTAGATTCGCTGTAACATACGATAACTATTCAAATGCCCAGATTCAAGTAAGTAACTATTTGAACCAGTTAGAGGACTACGAAAGCAATTATCTTGTCATCTATTGGATAGACTGCTCAGGTGTCATCGGATGTGTAGGTGAGGATGTACTTACAAATCTATTATTAGCGAAGCCTGGACAAAGCATCTCGATAGAAGACGGAGACATTACTATATCTAACTTATCTAACACAGTAGAATTACCTCATACTCATACAGTAACAGGAAAGAGTCCAGAAACTGCTAAAGAAGCTTATCACAACAGTAGAAATTACATAAATACTCACGATAGCTTGGTTACATTACCGGATTTCAACAGATTTCTTAATCGTGAGCCTGGTGTAGATTGTGGAGTAGTAATAGATTGCCAGAAAGCACTTGAATATAATCTTTCAATATATTATGATGAGAACTTAACACCGTCACAGAAGTCAAAGATGTACATTACTAACTACGATTTTCCTGCAGGAGAGCCGATTTATGATTGGTCAACTGTATTGAATCTAGGATTTGACCCTACAGACCCTCAGAAGTACGTATTTGCTGCTAACTTCAAGAGATATACAGCGATGTGCTTCGCTGTTCATAATGATTTCAAGAATAGTTCGTATGGACAAGGTAAAACCAGCAAAGCTCAAATTCAAAATACAACCAACTTCGTCAGATATAAGCCACCAGCACAGTTCATAACTGATGTCATTCGTGATTATGCTCCGCTACAATCAATGACAGTAGAATTACAGTTCGGATTTGCAAGAATATTTCCATTTTATATTGTAGGACAGATATTTACTAAGAGTCCTGTAAGCAAGGATGTAGGAAACACTATACTAGCTAAAGTCAGAGAAGCTCTTAAGATGTATTACTCTCCTGCAGCTCGTTCGTTCGGAAGCAAGCCTACTATAATGGAAGTAGTACAAGTAATACAGTCCGCAGATGACCGCATAGCTTACTTCGATGCCGGCTCGCCTACTAATCCGATAATAAATTGGAAGAATTGCGATCCAGAGTATTTCAATTATATAAGTTTTGCTAAGTTTGAGGACTTAGGAGATACGGCTACAAACATTCGTATTGCTCCTGATAGTCTAATCCGATAGCAATCAATTACACATGTATATGTAATTGGTTATGCATACATTGTAAACAGATACAGATATTGAGGCTCTGAATGATGGGGCCTCAATTCTATTTAATGCTAACACCTTGTATAGTAAATAAGAACAAGAAAGATTAGGAGGGACTTCGCTTGAAATTTTCAGATATTCCTGTACCAGAGGTGTACAAGGACAGTGCAGATTTTCGTTTCTTTTTAAAATGGTTTGAATATGCACTTACTCAAGTAAAATATGATACCGAAAACTTGTTAGATTTGTATGACCCTCAACGCTGTCCATCTGAGCTCTTATGGATGCTTGCCGATACAATGGGATATAAGTTTGACGATAGACTGCCTGTAGCATTCAATCGTCTAGTGCTCTTATATTTCATGTCTATGATATACAACAAAGGAAGCAAAAACGGCGTAACACTTGCAGCAGAAGTTAACTTAGCCCAATTCAACATAGAGCAGTACGGACAAGAGAATGAAGTGCTCTATGATAGACTAGAGGATACATCTATTCCTGTAAATTCTGTATATGTTACTCCGCATACTGCAGAAGGCTACATTGATATTGTTTACTTCTCTGCAACCAAACCCGTAGACGCTTGCATTGAATATGTGCGTCCTTTAGGCATGTACTGCTTCCAACATTCAGGTGTGCGTGTTGATGCTAGAACTAAAGTATCAGTGGATGCAAGATTGACGGATGCACGAGACTTAGCTTTATCTATTGGTCCGACACATGTAGGACATTACAGAAGAGATGATTACGCAAGCTTGCAGCATATGTCCAATGAACCTGGTCAAGTAGTTAGAAGAGATCACTGGAGACAGGATGTATATTACAGGAACAGTGATGCAGAAGGAGGAACTAACCCATATGTTAATCCAGGATACAGAGCTTTATATTCTCTTCAGCTTAGTAACAATGAACATATTGTAAAAGCATTAGTACCACATAAAGATACAGGAGAAATGATAGAGCCTGATGCTATATTTAGTTTAGGCTACGGTCCTCAAGATGTCAATGTAGTTTATCCAGATAATTATTTGAAAACAAAAGATTATCCAGAGTACAATCTACGATACGATAAGCAGCTTGAGGAACAAATAAGCAAGGATGTATATACAGTAGATAAGATAAGAAGTGCTATCAAGACAAGCCCTATGGTAAATCCTGTTATGATGACAGTGGGAGATGCTATATCGCTCAACAATGATAATACATCTTATTCTCAGTCTGACGAAGAAGGCAACATTGAACGAGTGGACAGTTAGTAACCTTCTATACAATATGAAGAGTTTGGAGGTGTAGTAGATAATGGATAATTCATTTCCAAAAGTAGGGCAAGGCCCTGCTGTTATTGCAAGCGAAGAAGATTTACAAAAAGAAGAAATCGGCTTTACACATCCTAATCTGCACAGAAGAATAGATCCACAAGCACCTGCTGAAGGCAGTGAAGAACTCAAGCCTAGAGATTATAAGTTGGGCATATACGGTGTTAATTCGTATAGAACAACAGCAATTCATTGCCAAGATGATGAATCAGATACAGTAGAAGTACCTTAGAAAGGAGTAGATATGTTAAACAATAGTAATAACTTAAATTCAATAGCTACTGCAGCTAAGCGAATTGATATGAAACATAACGTATCTATTCGTGTACTTGACGAAGCTACAGGAGAAGTAGTTTCAGAACATACAGGACATAACGCTTCTACTAATTCACTTCTTACAGGTATTGCTCATTACTTAACAGGAGAAGGAGTACTTAATCAAGGTGACATATTAGGCATCTGGGTGCCTCAATACATCTCATTAGGTACAATGGGACTTATCAATCAAGAAGAAGATGAAGATGGATTGCCTGCAGGTATCGGTAATATAGAAGGAAGCGAAGAAGAAAGATTCATCGATTACATGACAAAATGTCCTGGATTTGGTGCAGATGGTTATGACAGTAATGTAAATAATAATAGATTGTATCTAGGATTAGGTCCGACATACACAAGCAGACCTGATGGTAATCATACAATCAATTGTGAACTCATTACTGAAGCATATCCTAGAGCTCCTATCACATTTCGTGATATCGTTCCTGAAGCTTATGCCGAGTATCCTAAGACAATAGATGTAGTTTTCAGTGCATTTATTTCAACAGGAGCTCTTGCAAAGTTCAGAGAGCCTGGTAAGGATTATGTATTCATAACAGAAGCAGGATTATGGTCTAGGCCTGATTGGATAGATGGAGGAGATAACGGATTACTTGCCGGATATAGAATTGCTCCGCCTGATGAAAAACATTGGGACATGTCCAATCCAGACAACAGACGAATACTCAAAAAGAATATAATTAAAGTAGGGCCTAATCAGGTCGCTCAAATTATATGGAAGATACAGCTTGGCGGCATTGATCAGCTTGGCAGTATCGAAGAAATATATCCAACAAGTAGTAGAATTCGTTGGACAATATGGAGATAGGAGGAAATACAATATGAAAAGAAAGTGTGTAATACACCCAGTGAAGGCATCATCGTCTTCGTCTCAATTCAATGCAGCTAAAGTATCTAGATTGTTCAATACATTGAAAACCGCATATGATCAGCTAGAGTCAATGGATGCAGATACATATGAAGCAGTAGACGGCGCTAACATGCAAAAAGATTTAGATACTTATATTAGAGAGCTTTCTAATGTAGTAAGGCCTGTTTAATCATATTTGGAGGTAACTATACATGGAAGAAATCTTATTCACACCGGCAGCGGTGTTAGATTTATTATCTAAGATAGACGAGCTAAAAGATATAGATGTAGGCGTTGTAGAGACCGCAGACGGAATTCAATTTGTAGTAGGACAATCAACCTATATTATATCTGAAGAGTCTGCTATTGACATACAAGTGAGCGAATCTGACTTAGATGCTGTAGATGATGTATCTAGAGAAGCATATGGTGATCTAACAGAGTCCGGAGAAGTGTCGATGAGCGATACACAGAACATCGAAGGCGGGATAGTGAAAGAATTAGCTAAAACTTTATTGGTAGGCGGACTAGTTAGACTTACTACAAAGCTATTTAAAGGCAGAAAGTAAACACACCAGTAGAAGGAGGTAATTAAGTTCATGAAGAAGAAAACATCGGCAATAATCGGAACTTTTACAGGTAAGTGTAGCGATTATGTTGTAGTAAATAATAATGAGATGCATCTTGGAAAGGAATTGTTCCAGAATCTCTTATCTTCAGAAGATTACAAGCGTGCAATGAAATACAGACATTACATAGGTTTCCTAGGACATCCTGATGACCCAGGCTGCATGGATTATAAAGATGCATGTATTGTAATGACAAATATGGAGATTAGGCCAGATGGTACTGTATGGGGAACATTTGACTTAATAGACACACCAGTAGGTAGAGTAGTTAAAGTATTCATTGATGCAGGAGTTACTTGGGGAATATCTATTCGCGGTGCAGGAGATGTAGCTGCTGATGGAGAAGTAGACCCAAATACATTTGTATTCAGAGGCTTTGATCTTGTTACGTTCCCTGCATACGATGATGCAATTCCTACATTCCAGCAGATTGCAGCATCTACTGATTTAGATAAGCAAGTCAAGTACAAGAAAGTTTGTGCGGCTATTAAAACTAACTTACAAGCCATCACAAGTTGCGAAGCTCTTAACATCATTCAGTCACAGTTCAATCCTAACAGTGAAGAATACGCAGAGATAGAAGCTAGAAAGTCTGAGATTGCTTCAGCGTCTGATATCGATGATGCAGGCCAAGATGATTCAGATAACTTACTCGCCCAAAAGCTTGAAGGAATGACCCAGCTCTATTTACAGCAAGTAGAAGCTAACAAGAAGCTTCAAGACGATGTTATTTCGTTAGGAGTAGAACTTCAGCAGACAAAAGTTAATTGTACAAAGAAGCTTAACACAGTTAAGCGAATTACATCAAGCCAGGTAGCAGATTTATCAAGACAGCTTGATAAAGTAACTGCTTCTTATAAAACATCTGTAGCCGCTAATTCAAGATTAAAATCTGAGTTGAGCAAGGTTACAGAAACTAACCTTAAATATACTCATAAGATAGAAGCCAACAGCCAAGCTATCTGCCAGAAAGATTCTATCATCTCGAATCTCAAGAAAGAATTGGGTGAAACCGTTACCGCAAGTCAGTCAATTGAGAAGCGAGCATCAAACCTGGATGAAACAAATAGGAACTTGAGAGCAAGAGTAGAAGCTGCTGAGCAGATGGTATTGAATTATCAGCAAGCATATGCGAATATGTATGCTAATGCTCTTGGTTTACATCTTGAAGGTTTATCAGTCACGGCTTCTACTACAGTAGAAGAGCTTAGAGAGATGATAAACGGAGGAACATCTACTTGTAACATGTCAGCAAGTTTATGCAATGACATGAGTCCTGTTGAATTACTCGACGGTGATTACAGTGAAGATGATATTGTTACAATGTAAACAATCAAAAAAAATAAATTATATAGGAGAGTGTACAAACATGATTAGAAAAAGTACAAGAAGAATGCCTGTTGCAGGTGCTCGCCGTACAATCACAGCCGGTACAAGCATTACAGCAAGCGTTCAGAATCGTCAGGCAAAGCCAGTAATGGCAAACTCAAAGGTTTCACTTACACCAGCTCAGCAATCATTTGCTAGACAGCTTCAGAACAATTATCGCCGTGGCGGTGCTGTTATGGCAGCTACTAACACAGCAAACATCATGGCTAAGCCAGAGTTCATGGAACTCTTACCAATGTTCGTTCAGAAGCTCTTAATTCTTGATGTATTTGGTTCAGTAGCAATGAAGTCTCGTCAGCAGCTGATTCCTTACTTCAAGTTCATTGCTGAGAACACAAAGGGAGAAACAAAGAAGGGAACAATCCTTAACAGCCCATTCGTAAATCGTCAGGGCATGGATCCAAACTTCACAGGTCGAGTTGTTAAGAACGAGACAGTAGAAGGTGCTACATTAGCATATGTTCCAGTACTTCCTGGCTCTGTTACTCTTGAAGTTGCAGACGCTGCAGGTAATGTAACACGTTACATCGACAACGGTATGGGCGGTTTCGTAGATGCTGCTAACGAGGTTGTTACAGGTGCAATGGTAGATTACTCTACAGGTTCTTTCGTAGGTATCGATGGTGATATCTCAGCTACATATCAGTATGACAACGAGACAGTAGGTCCTGATGCTGATGGCGC